GAAGCGCCATCAGGAGGATGTGCGCAAAAAGATCCAAGCAAGTCAATTGATAAATGTCTTGCAGAATCATGCGCTTGGTATTTCAGAGGATCTGAGCCAATCGAGGCTTAAGGCAATCGAAATTCTCCTGCGCAAGAGCATCCCAGACCTGCAATCTATCGAGATGGAAGCCAACGTTACGCACAAGACGCTCGCAGAAGAGTTGGCTGAGCTAAATGCCAAGCGAAATCCAGGCGGCCATTGAGCGGTGGCGCGATGGTGGCCCGGCGCTGTTCGCAAGTGAAGTGCTAGGGGCTGAGCCGGACGAGTGGCAGTGGGAGGCAAGTAAGGTACTGGTCGAGCGGCGCAAACTCTCCGTGCGGTCAGGCCACGGCGTAGGTAAGTCTACGTTTATGGCGTGGTGCATTCTCTGGTTCGCCTGCTGCTTCTTTCCCTGCAAGATACCTGCGACCGCACCAACCGGGCACCAGCTAGACGATGTGCTATGGGCTGAGTTGGCGAAGTGGCACAGGATCATGGGTGAGCGCATGCCGTCCCTGGCAAGCGAATTTGAGTGGGCGGCCGGCTCCTTCAAGATGAAGAGTCACCCGTCTGAATCGTTCGCAGTGGCCCGGACAAGCAGGCCAGAAAAGCCGGAGGCACTGCAAGGCTTCCACTCAGAAAACATCCTTTTCCTGATTGACGAGGCATCGGGGGTCTCGGACAACGTGTTCGAGGTCGCCGAGGGCGCCCTGTCCACGGAGGGGGCTTGGGTGGTGATGGCCGCCAACCCTACTCGTCAATCAGGCTACTTCTTTGACTCGCACCACAAGATGCGGGCGGAGTGGGGCTGCCTGCATGTGAATGGCGAGAAGTGCAAGCGCGTATCCAAGGCATACGTGCAGAGCATGGCCAAGAAGTACGGTATCGAGTCTTCCATCTACAAGGTGCGCGTCAGGGGGGATTTTGCCACTGCTCCCGATGGGGTAATTGCGCTAGAGCTGTGCGAAGCGGCGAAGATTCGTGAGGTAGCGAAGTTTTCTAAGTCCCCGGTTATTTGGGGTGTGGACGTTGCGCGCTTCGGGGATGACAGCTCCGCGATCGCTAAGCGCCAAGGCAACTACCAGCTAGAAAAGACAGTCGAGCGGTACGGCCTGGACACCATGCAAGTAGCAGGGTGGATCAAGCAAGAGTGGGACAGGACCCCAGAAAAGCAGCGCCCAGCATCCATCAACATCGATGTGATTGGCATCGGGGCGGGTGTGGTTGATCGCCTCAAGGAGCTTAACCTGCCTGTGTACGGGGTCAACGTGGCCGAGTCCCCGGCGGTCAATGCGGGTGATATGCAGTTTGAGCGCTTGCGAGATGAGCTTTGGTGGAAGGGGCGAGAGTGGCTTGAGGCAAAAGACTGCTTCCTTCAAGACGATGATGACCTCATCGGTGAGTTGACTACGCCCAAATACAGCATTCAGTCGAACGGGCGAATCAAGGTCGAGAGCAAGAAAGAACTAAAGGCGCGCGGCGTTAAGAGCCCGAACCTGGCCGACGCATGGCTGCTGACATTCGCAAGCGATAGCGCGGCCACGGCGAAACCTAAGGGGTGGGATAAGCCCCTACCTGTGAACACGAAAGGCATTGTATGAATCGACGCGGACGCCCGCCGAAAACCGAAGTGCAGGAAGCGAGCGGAGCCCAGGAGTACGCAATGCGCGTGTGGCATGGTCAGTCTATCGACCTTCCGCATAAGGTGCGCGTAGAGCGTGTTCTTGCCGCGCTGGAGGCTCAGGGCCTAGACACGGATGTGGAACTGCCGAAGGGCGAATAGTGGCGAAGCTTAACGATATTGACCTGCTGGCGATCATCCGCGCGCACCGCCGCGAATCGCTGGGTGTCGAGGACGGTCAGCTTTCCAACGAGCGCGCAACCGCTCTTGACCACTACCACGGCCGCCCGTATGGGAACGAGCAAGAAGGCCGTAGCCAGGTTGTATCGCGTGATTTGTCCGAGGCGGTGGATTGGGCTATGCCAGCCATCATGCGCGTGTTCACGCAGTCCGGGAACGTGGGGCAGTTCGACCCGGTAGGCCCGGAGGATGAGGAATCAGCGAAGCAGGAGACCGACTACACTAATCAGGTCATCATGAAGGACAACCCGGGCTTCCTGGTCCTGCATGACGCATTCAAGGATACGCTGCTGCTGAAAAACGCCTACGTCAAGCACTATTGGGACGTTGAGACGAAGGTAAGCGAGGATGAGTATTCTGGCCTGACGCTGGAAGAAATCCTGCTCATGCAGCGCAAGGCCGAGGCCGAAGGTGCTGAATTCGAAATCACGGCATCGGAAAGCCGCGTCATCGAGTTCAACGGCATGCAAGCCGAGGTGTTCGACATCCGCATCAAGACCAAGCGCAGGACCGGAAAGGTGTGTGTTGAGGCTGTACCTACCGAAGAGGTGCGGGTTTCGAAACGCTGCCGGGGAAGCTTGCAGAATTCCCCGTTCACAGAGCATGTCACCAAGAAGACGCGCTCTGACCTCATTGAAATGGGCATGCCGCGTGACTTTGTTGACGGCCTTACGGCCTACAACGAGCGCGAGAACGATTCAGAGCGGGTTGCGCGAGACTCGGTGAGCGACGAGACCGACGATTACGACGGCGCGGCGATCACTGATCGATCGATGGATGAGATTCAGTACTGCGAAGCCTACATCCGCGTTGACTACGATGGGGATGGCATTGCGGAGCTGCGCAAGGTCGTTACCGTTGCCGACAAGATCCCGCCCGGACCAGAGTGGAACGAGCCGCTGACCGCTGTCCCGATGACGGGTTTCATCGCCAAGCGCATGCCTCACCGTCACGTGGGCGAATCGCTTGATGACGAGCTGGCCGACCTCCAGGAAATCAAGACTGTGCTGATGCGACAGCTCTTGGATAACGTCTACCTGACGAATAACAATCAGTGGATTGTCAACGAGCGTGTCAACCTCGTGGACATGACCACGTCGCTCCCTGGTGGAATCAAGCGAGTGGCCGGCTTGGAGCCGGTTGACGGCGCGATTATGCCTGTGTTGAGTCAGCCGATTATTCAGCAGCTTCTGCCGGTCGTAGATTACGTGGATGGGGTGAAGGAGAATCGCACCGGGATCTCGCGCGCGTCTACGGGCCTTGACCCGGACATCCTCAAGCAGTCCACGAAAGGCGCGTTCCTAGAGAATCTGAACCGCGCCAGCCAGAAGATCGAAATGATTACCCGCATGCTGGCGGAAACGGGCGTGAAGGAGCTGTTTTTGCAGGTGCATGGGCTCTTGCTGCGCCATCAGGATAAGCCCCGTGTCGTGCAGATGCGCGGCCAGTGGGTGCAGGTGAATCCGCAGGAGTGGCGCGAGCGCACGGATATGACCGCTCGGGTTGGACTTGGCACTGGCAACGAGGAAGAGAAGCGGGAGAAGCTCCTGTTGATCTCCCAGCTCCAAGATAAGCTTGTTCAGGCCGGGATGGTCGGGCCAAATCAGATGTATTCGCTCTTCGCAGACATTGCGGAGACGATGGGCTTTGACATGCCAGAGAAGTACGCCATGTCTCCGGATAGCCAGGAGTACCAGCAGGCCATGCAGCAGAAGCAGGGGCAACAGATGCCCAATCCGCTTGCCGAGGTTGAACAGATCAAGGGCGAGTACATGCTCAAAGCCCGTCAGATGCAGGAAATATACAAGCAGATGTGCGACGACCGCGACCGGCAGGCAGCGCTCATTCAAGCGCAACTTGAGACACACAGCCGCGAGACCATCGAGGCCGCCAAGCTGGAGGTGCAGGCGCTTCTCGACGGTATGCGAATGGACATCGGGCAGGCAGGCATTGGCGCCGGTATGCAAGGAGGTGCCAATGAGCCCTGAGACACGAAGGATTCGCGGCGCGGACGCCCGTCAACTCTTGGATAACAAGCTGCTGAAGGAGGCGTTCGAGAGCGTTGCGAAGTACGTGGACGACCAAGCGATGACTTGCAGCCCTGATGACGCAGTGAGGGCACAGAGGATCATCATCAGCAAGCAGCTTCTTGCCGCGATCAAGCGGGAGATTACTCGGGTCATCGAGGACGGAGAGCTTGCGAAGATCGAGATTTCAGAAATTGAGAGGCGGGGCCGAATGCGGCTCTTCCAGAGGTAATCAGATTCACCCAACCGGGCCAGCCTTAGAGCTGGCCTTTTTATTTGGAGCATTACATGCACGATGAGAACCCTACCGGCGATGCCGGCGCAAGTATCACCGAGCGGCTGGAGTCTTTCCTGGCTGCGGAGGAAGACCCCAAGGAGCAAGAAGCACCCGCAGAAACCAATGTCGAAGAACCTGAAAGCGATGAACAGAGCGATGTTCAAGAGCCGCAGATTTCCACCTCCGATATTGCCAAGGTCTTAGGTCTGGATGAGTCGCTGCTGGACGTTGATGAAACGGGCGCGGCGGTCATTAAGACCAAGATCGACGGCAAGGACGGTGCTGCCAAGCTCGCGGACATGCTCAAGTCCTACCAATTGCAGGGCCATGTAGACAATCAAGCGCGTGAGGTTGCGGAGCAGCGAAAAGCACTACAGCAGCAAGCGGAACAGCATCAAAACCTGATCAAGCAGCGATTGGACGAGTTAGATAACGTCGTCAAGATCGCTGGGGACGAACTTCTCCGAGAGTTCCAGAGTATCGACTGGCAAACCCTACGGGTTTCTGATCCGGGCGAATACTCGGCACGCATGCAGGATTTCCAAATTCGCCAGCAGCGACTAAACGACGCTGCGCAACAGGCGAATGTCCGCCGTCAGGAACTGAAGGCCCAAGACGATCAAAAGATTTCGGATCTCTTGGCGCAAGAGCGGCAGCGGATCCCGGAGCTAATCCCGGAATGGAAAGACGCGAGCGTAGCCAATAAAGAGCGCTCGGAAATTATGGAGTGGGCACAGAAGCAAGGCGCGGATCCGCAAGAGCTGGGGGCCATTGGCCGTAGCTGGGCGGTGGCGGCATTGCGTAAGGCGATGCTCTACGATCGACTACAAACCGCCAAGGCGGATGTAGAGAAAAAGGTTCGGGCAGCTCCAAAGCTCGTCAAAGCAGGTCAGGCGCAACAGGTCAACCGCGAGCAGCAAACCATTCGCACCCTCAAGCAAAACGTCCGCAGTTCCGGAGGCCGGGAGACTGACGTTGTTCAGTACCTGCTTGCATCCGGGAAGGCTTAGCAAATTCTTAGGAGCATAAATCATGTCGCAACCTACTGATACTTTCTCGTCCTATGACGCTCGCGGCAATCGCGAAGATCTGTCGGACATCATCTATGACATTTCCCCGACCGAGACGCCGTTCTTGTCGGCCCTGGATCGCGTGAAAGCGACCTCCACTAAGCACGAATGGCAGAAAGACGCACTTGCTGCGGCTACGTCCGCCAACTTCGTGATTGAAGGTGATGACGCCACCACTGATGCGTCCACCGCAACCACCCGCGTGTACAACTACACGGCAATCTCGGATAAGGTCGCGCAAGTGACCGGAACCCAGGAAGCCGTTAAGAAGGCTGGTCGCAACTCCGAAATGGCCTTTCAAATGACTAAGCGTATGAAGGAGTTGAAACGAGATGTCGAGTCGGCTTTGTTGGAGAACAATGCCTACGTCGCTGGTAACGACTCGACCGCTCGCGAATGTGCTGGCGCCCAGGCGTACATCAAGACCAACATCAGCAAGGCAGCCGATGCAACTGCTGCTACTGGTGACGGATCGGACGGCTACACCGATGGCACCGCACGCGCACTGCAAGAGTCGTTTGTGGAGGCCGCGTTAGCCGCCGCTTGGACTTCTGGCGGCAATCCGACGATGGGCATTCTGAACTCGTTCCAAAAACGCAAAGTGGCGACATTCACGGGCTCGTCGTCCAAGCAGTCGAACGGCGATTCCAAGAAGGTCACGAACTCGGTCGATATCTACATTGACCCGCTCGGTAACGAAGTGCGCTTCGTTCCGT